ATAAAGTTAAGTTCATTGATATCTCGGTCCCTTATTTTAAAAAAGTCGTTATTAAGAAGATACGTATAGCCATTTGTAAATGCTCTTACCAAGCCAGGGAATGCAGCAAGGATCTTACGTTCAATGCGAATGTCTTCAACAATATTGGCAATATCAAAAGGAGCTTCTTTTCCAAAGCGGTCATGATATTGGGCAATCCCGTCTTCTGGTGTCCAATGTGCGTGGCCTACTTCGTGTCCAACAAGAAGGTCGGAAACAGACTTATCATCAAGATTCCAAGTAGGAAGGCCAAGGACTCGTTTCTTAACATCAAAGAAAGCGGTTTTATAATTCCCTTGGCGTACTCGGATATTCTCTTTAGCAAGAAGCTTGGCGAGTTGCCGCTGGTGCTCAAAGCTCACGTTATGCTGTGGCTGATTAAGTGTATCTAACATAATATAAAAAGTTGGATATTAACCTTAAAGGAAGTTGTAGATTTTAGCGTTTTTCCTTGCCACCTTTATGCAGGTGGCGGCATCCTCCGATCCAGCCTCGAATCTTTCCGAGTAAACCAGCTTGGAGACGGGAGCCTCCTTACGAAATTCCTCCAGTTTAGCTGAGCCGTCAGCAAATTCCGAATAACAGGTATAAGTCCCATGCAGGGCGTTAATGTGATAGGAGGAATTGGTGGTTCGGATAGTTTGGGTCATAATATAGTAGGTGGTTCAGGTTATAATACCGTTACAGATATATTCTATCACACTTTTGGATAATTGTACAGGGAAAAGTGCTAAAAAAGTGCACTTTTCCCCATTTTTGCCTAATTTGATACAAAATTGCCTAATTTGACATAAAAGGCAGGAAATCGACAGTTAAGTTTGTCAAAGTGGTATAATCACCCTCCAGATGCGGTTTGGGCAATTTATCCCATTTTTGCCCTTATAATTTATTGAGGGTTAACGACTTATGAGATGGATTTCACATTTGTAAAGTTCTGTCGGCGTTCAAACTCAATCTTTCGCTCGAACTTTCCTTCAAGAAGATCTTGTTTGTGGCTGATAACAAATACTCGTGTTTCTTCATCAAGGGTATTCATAATCTTCAAGAGATTGTCAATACCATCAATATCAAGACTTGCATCAAATACTTCGTCAAGCATGAGAAGGTTGGTATTCGCAGAGTTCTTCATCTTGGCAATCTGTCTCCAAGCGAACAGCAGTGCAAGGTCGATCCGCTGCTTTTCTCCTTCAGAAAAAGAAGAATAGGAAAAGGCATCGCGGTGGCGAGACTTGATTGTTTCAGTAAAGTTTTCGTCAAGCTCAAAGCTAACGAAGAAGTCAAGTACTTGAAGATAGTTGTTAATCAGCTTGTTCATCACCGGAAGATACTGCTGAATAATCTTTGTCTTAATCCCAGTGTCTTTCAGCAGTTCAGAAAGAACTTCATTGTAATGTCTTTCTTCAATCAAGGCTGACTTGTTATTACCAATCGTTTCACGCGATTCTCTTAAATCCTCAAGCTCAGCCCTGGCCTTCGTCAAATCTTTATCAGAAGATGTTGAACCTTTTTGCTTTTTAAGTTCATCTGCTCTTTTATTAAATTGAGCAATCAAACTTTGATTGGTAGTCAGGGTATGGTTAAGCTGGAGAATACGATTAAGTTCTTCTTGGCTTTCTTTAAGATCGGAGGTTGCCTTAGTAAGATGCTGTTGAAGAGCGGCTTTACCGTCTACGAGTTTACCTCTCCACTTTTTACTTTTCTCAATCTTGTTTTCGCAAAAAGCTTCGCTCAATTGCTGCTGACAGGTCGGGCAAGAACGGTTATCAGTATAAAACTTAATGTCATTATCAACCGTACTAATGTTTGTTGCAATTCCTTTATCACTATCGCTGATGCTTGCAATTGATTCATTAAGCTTATCAACCTTTGCTTGAGCAATAGGATACTTTTCCTGATACTCTTCAAGCAGCTGCTGATTACTTTTAATGTATATGTCAATCTGCTCTTCAACTTCTTTCAGTTCCTCTTCGTATTTTGCATCATTACTTTTACCAATCTTTATCAATTTATCAATGTGTTTGTTTTGCATTGTTACCTTTGACTTGACCAGATCCAGTTCGTGTTCAGCTTCAGTTAACTTATCCTTAAGCTTACCGCTTGATTCTTTTAAGACATGATTCATCTTTGAGAAGATGCTAATATCAAGTAGATCTTCAATTACCGCTCGTCTTTGCCATGCAGGCAGCTGCATAAAAGGAATGAAGTTTGAGCTACCAAGAACAACAACTTGGTGAAAGCTTTTATGATTAAGCTTAAGGATATTTGTTTCAAGCAGCTTTTGATAATCCCGCGAATGAGATTCTTGGTTAATCATTTCACCGTCAACCCAGATCTCAAAGATGTTAGGTCTAATACCACGAACAATTTTGTATTCTTTTGTACCGATACTAAACTCAACTGTTACCTCGCACTTCTTTCCGTTAATACTATTGACAAGTTGAGGCTTATTGATTGCCCTATGTGGTTTACCAAAAAGAGCAAAGCTTAGTGCATCAAGCATGAGACTTTTACCACTTCCGTTGTGTCCAACAATCAAGGTTGAACGGGAATTGGCAAAGTCGATCTTAATAGGGCTTGATCCAACACTAAGAAAGTTTTTATATTCTACTGTTTTAAAATTAATCATAGTGCATCCAGAGATTGAGCTTCAACGTAAAGCTCTTGTAGTTTGTTTTTAATGCGGTCACGGTTCAAGTCAGTTTGAACAGAATCTACATATGTATTTAAAAGGGTAATTGTGTCAGTTAGCTCAAGCGCAGTTTCATCTACATTTTCAGAAAGATACTCGTCAAAGTTTTCAACGATCTTCAAATCAAATGGATTCCTAGCAACAATTTCATCAATGTATTTGTCAAAAAGAAATGGGTTCTTCTTGTTAACCACAACAACTTTAATATATGATCCACTTACTGCATCAAAGTTAATCTTATTCAACTCTGCTTCAACATTATCGCTTGAGTTGATATCATCATACCGCATACGGTTATAAATCGTAATCTTATTTCTGACTGGAGTAAGCTCACGAGTTTCGGTATCAATTACGTGAAAGTATTTAGGATCATCGCAATCAGCCCATGTAAGCTCATAAGGAGTACCAAGATAATGGATATTTCCCTTTGCGCTTTTTGTATGATAGTGACCACTCATTACCAACTCGAATCTGGAAAAGATATCCGATGCCATTCCATGGCTAGAAGACTGAACGCCTTTCATCATATCAAATCCTGCAAGCTCAAGGTGGCCACCAAGAAACGGTGCCTTTACTGTTTTAATAAAGTCAATACACTCTTCGTAATTTTCTTCATTAATCCAAGGTAGCAAACCAATATCCAAGCCATCATAACTGACTACCGTTGGATCCATGTGAAGGTTAATTACGTCATCGTAATGACTAAGAATTTCTGTTAAGCTATTTAAATCATTTGTGTTTTTATAAAAAACATCGTGATTTCCTGGAATCAGATCCATGATCATACCTTCTTCTCTAAGGCGGTCAATGAACATACTTCTGTTACGAGCAAGTACCTTGATATTGGCAAACCGCCGATGATCAAAGTAATCACCAAGGTGAAGGATCTGAGTGATACCATTCTCTTTGCAATAGGGAAAGAATACTTCATCGTAAAATCTTTCCGCGTAATCCAAGAAGATCCCACTACCGTTCTTGACACCGGTATGAGTGTCAGTAATTACAGCTATTTTACTCATCTTCTTTAAAGAATTCGTTTAAAGGACCATGGGTAACAGCCTTCTTTGCTGGACGACCCCGCTTCTTTTTCTTTGGTGGGGGTTTATCTTCATCTTGATCGACCCAGCAATCATCGTCCCACATCCCATTGCGGTGACGCATTCTTTCAACAATTGATTCTCCAATAGCGTTAATATCGTCGGTACCAAATTCGGCAAAGGCATCAATAGAAGTGTTGTCGATTATCCTTTGCTTGATTTCGGTTTGTCGCTTTTCCTTTGCGATTCGACGAAGAAAGCAAAAGTAACTGATTTGAGTAAAGTAACTAAAAGCGTTTGGCACTCCGGTTCTTGTTGGTTTGTTAATATCAAAATTGTTAATCACCTTAACGCAGTTTTCTACAGCGTCCATAACCATATCCTCTCTGTAGGTATAGTTAATAAAGTTGGGACTACGGGATAAACCGTTTGCGATTTTATAAAGACACAGACCAACATAATCAGTAATCGGTCGAGGCTCTTCACCTTTGGCTTCGTCTTCTTTTACTCCTCGGACGTGCTCCGCCACGGCTTCTCCGAATTCTTTGTTATTAACGTAGTCAACAGAGTCCTTTCTCCGTCGTGTACGCTTCTTTTTTGGCTCTGGCATACTACTATTATACTATAAAAATTGAATAAAGTAAATAAAAATCTGATTTAATTATTTTATAACTTTTTTCATTTTATCCTTTACAGGTATAAACGAATTTGGTATAATAATCTTATCAAGATTTTAAAAACCACTGAAGTTAATTCAGGGTATCATCCTCGAACATCTTGATCTTGTAGTCAGTATACTGATCATAATACTGTTTCTTCAAGGCAATTCCAGCAACCATTTCTGATTCAATTCGTTCATCAAGAATCAGGAAAGGAACATTAAAGCTGAAAGGATAAAGTGGTTCAATACCAAAGGGTTCAAATACAAATCCATTAAGCAGGAACAAACCATGTTCGTCACTGCCGTGATACTCGCCGACAATACAGCGACCAGCAGTTGTCGTGATAGCACGAATATCAACGCTGTTAAGATAGTCAAGATAATCGTCACTTGGTGTCATCAGGCATATTCATTTGAATTTCAAAAACTTTATAATTAAACCCTTCTCTAGTATATATCTCAATTCTTTCTTGTGCGTGTTTCATGGTATAGTTCTTTCTTTTACGCCAAGAAAGGTTATCGGATATATCGTAAATTGTAGTACCTTGGCCGTCATCCGACTTTCGTAGTCCTCGCCCAATACTTTGCAGCACTCTGATTTGACTTTTTGTTGGAGCCGCAAATACAATGTTGTGAAGGTTCTTAATATTAATGCCTGTGCTGAAGGTTCCGGCAGAAGCAACAATAATCGCATCTTTTTCGGACTCAGTAATTTCACGGATTGTTTCTCTTTCGGTGGCGTTCACTTCTCCACTAACATAAAAGATTTTTCTATCATCATCAGCCATTTCTTTTATCATATTATAAAGTGGCTTACCGTGTTTCTTAACAAGATTAAATATCACAAGAGTATTTCCCTTTTGTGTTAATGCTAACTTTGATATGAATTCGTTACGCAGTGGATGTTCAACAATGGTCGCGATCTCCGCTTGATAATTCATCTTAGCCACGGCCTTTCTCAATACATCATCGTGTTTTAAAACTATACACTGAATCTTAAGATTTGCAAGTGTGTCATTATCAATAAGGTTCTTGGTAGTAATTACTTTGTGTATAGGACCAAAGTTTCCGATAAGAACAAGTTCGTTACACTGGCTTCCATCCAACGTACCTGTTGTACCAATTCTATATCCAGCACCTGACAAATTATTCATTATAGTATTAAGGCTTTTGGCTTTAAACAAATGAGCCTCATCCCCTACCACCATACCATACTGACTGAACCAACCTTTCCCACACTTAATAGCACTTTGCCAGGTGGTAATAACAACATTAGCTTCAAAATTGTGCTTTTCTTTACCTGAATAAATCTGGTGACATAATACATCTGCGTCAAACTCTGGATCGTGAGAACTATAATCGGCAAAGTCCTTTTTCATTTGTTCTACCAGCGAAGTGGTTGGAACAATAATCAGCGCTCTGTTCTTGTAGTTTTCCAAGAAATATCGAATCATTAAATAAATGATAAGACTTTTTCCTGAGCCTGTTGGACTAATGATAAGTGACCGCCTTTGAGTTATGGATCTGATAAACGCTTCAACTTGGTAATCCCTTGGCTCAATCTTTTTACCACCAGTTCTAATGTCAAGCGAGTTAATAAACTCTAAAAGCTCTTCCTTTTCTGGTGCGTCTTTAGGCTTTAAATCGGGATCAAGTTTAACTTCATAGCCACGTTCGGATATAAACTGCAAAGACTTGTAAAGCAAGCCATAAGGAAGGGTTCTTCGCCGAGCATCGTAAAGACGAATCTTACCGTCCCAAATTTTGTTGCGATATGCGGGCATGAATTTATACCCGTCCACGTAGAAAGTAAACGCCTCGGCCAAATCCATTAGTGCGCCACTGTCGTCGCTGTCTAACCGAATAACCGATTCATCTATCTTTTCTACAGTAAACATATTAAGCTCCAGATTGAAACCTTCTCCAGTCAATTATGTTTTTAATCTGGGTGTGTCTCCACTTAATGTTATCAAGTATTTCTTTACACACTTCAACATAAGTTTTCTGATATTCGATTTGCATACTTGCATCCATTATATCTTTATCAGAATCGTAAAATT